CAGCCCTTGCCGCCCCAGGTCACGAACCAGATCGAGGTGTTGTCCGAACCAGAGCCGCCCGCGTTGACCATTTGCCGGCCAGAGGCCACCGCGGGATCAGAGAAGCGGGGTGCGAGACCCATGAAGCCTTCCGGCGTCGTCGCAGTGTCGCCGTAGATCATGTTGTTTGCGACAAAGTTGTTGAAGCCCTGCATCTTTGCAACGACCTCACTTGCCCGGAACGCAGCAGCGTTGCCCGACATGTCGGCCAGAGACTTGTCCACCTCGCAATAGTCTTCGATCATACCGCAGGTGTCGATCACCGGGGTGGTCTCAGACTTGCTGGGCTGGACGCCCTGGTTGTAGCGCCGGAACGCAGGCTCAGGAATGCCGGTGCGGATTACGTGCTGGTGGCGCGAGCCATCGTTGCACTCGATGTAGTTCGCATCGGCGATGATGCCGTTGGCTTCTGCCGCGGCCTCGATGATAGTGGAAATATTGCCGTCCGGGTCCGTGCGGGAAAGCACGTCCGCGAGCGACGGGTTCAGAGTCGAAAGTTCAGCCATCGGTTGTTACTCCTTCGATCAGCCGGTGGTGCCGTAGAGAGATTCGGTGAAGCTCTTCCGCGCCCCGGAGCCACCGGCTCCAAGCACGGGCGCCTGCTGCAGGCCCTTGTGGGCGCGCACCAAAAGACGCAGGAAGTCCGGGTGGTTCCCGATGCCGGCAAGGTCAAGCTGCTGGCGCAGGTCATCTGTGCCGAGCTTGTTGATGACCTCGATCGCCTTGGCGACGTTCTGGTCGAACTTGTCGCCGCCGATCTCCTTGTCGGCCTTCGCCTGTTCCAGCCAGCCCTCGACACGCTCATTGTGCTGCTGGATCATCTGCTGACCCTGCTGCAACACAGCCTCGCCTTGTCGTTGAGCCGCCCACTTCAACGCATCAGCCGCCGTGGCGCCGGGGTGCTCTTTCACCCATGCCGTGGCGTCCGCGCTGAACGTGGCGAAGTCTTCCTTGAACTGCTCCAACTCCTTGGGCGGTTCGATGGTGATCTCCTCCGTCGCCTGCTCGGTGCTTTCCTCCTTCGCAGTCTCGGTGGATTTCTCGCCTTCAGGCGTCGTGCCCTCAGACGTTGCCCCAGCCTCGGGCTTCGCGCCCTCCGCCGGTGCCTCGGTCGGCTTGGATGCGGCCTCTACCGCCTCCGGTGCCGGTGTTGCTTCGACAGCTTCCGCAGCCCCTGGGGCCGCTGCCTGCTCAGTCATGGCTGTCTCCTTGTATCTGACCCTCGGCGACGGCCATGAGCCGGTCGTGACGGGCGCTCGCCTCGTCCATCATTTCGCCAAGGATGTGGTTGCCATTCGGGAATATCTGACCCTTCAGGATCTTCAGCCCGACAGACCGCTCGCCCTCAAGAAAGGCGCTTGCGGCGTTGCCGGTGTAGGTCGTCGAGAAAACGTGACACTCGTCGAGGATCGACCACGCGATCAGCCGCCCCTGATCCGTTTGCAAAAGCGCGGCCCACGCATTCTGCACCTCGCGGGCATACAGTTCCTCAAACCGCTCGCCCACAGCGTCAGCGTGGTCGCGGTCATCGCCGAGCCAGTCAATGTCCGGTGGGAGCTTCAGGTCCAGCATCAGCCCATCCCCCGCTGCTGCTCAAGCGCCCGCGCACCGCGCTCGTTGGCCTCGGACAAGAGCTTGGCCGTGCCCGCCCCGCTCTCAAGCATGGACATCGCCTGCGCCTGCTGCTCTTGCTGCGCGCGCTGCTCGCGGATTGCGGCCACCTGATCGGCGTCACGAACCGACTTGACCGGCGGGCCGACCTGATCGGCGAACTCGCGAACCATCACGTCAGAATCGATGAGGTCCAGCGCTTCCGGCTTGATCTGCGCAAGCGACCCAACAAATCCGACCGTGCGCTCGATCGAGGCAGTACCCACCATCTTCTGAGCCTGCGCCAGCAGAGAAACGTATTCGACTTTGAGCGCGGCGTTCTCAAGCTCCTCTGGTGCGGGCGGCAGAAGTTGCGACTGCTGCATGTAATTGAACGTGGCCTCGATGATCGGCTGCAACAGGCCGTGATCCAGCGCCTCAAGCACCGGGCCAAGGACGATCAGCTTCTCCTCATGCCGCTCTGCCACCTCGCGCGCCGTGATCTGGCGGCGATCAGACTGGACGGTCAGCATGAACAGGTCTTCAAAAAACGCCTCCGAGATCCGGCGGCGCGTCTCATTGATGTCGAACATCAGTGCGTTCACGTCGGGGCTGGCCTGGTAAGCCGGGCGCAGGCCACCCTTTTGCAGATCCTGGCTGTCCACCGTGGTGATGCCGCCGGGGATATTCTTGAACTTGCGAGCGAACCCGGCCGGCGCGATCATCGGCGGGCGCGTCATCATCTGGATCGCCATCGCCTTCTCGCGCTGCTGCAATTGCAACTGGCGGCAGTCGCCAAGCGCCATCATGCCAGGGCTGCTGACCGAGTAGGTCTCACCCATGACACTCTCCCAACGGGGGGCGAGGATCGGGTTGAATGCGAACCCGCCTTCCTGCAACAGCTTGCTCGTTTCGGTGCGCTCCCAATAATGGGACGCCCAAGGCATATCGGTGTTGAACGGGGACATGGGATCGCGCTCGAGGCGCGGATCGATCGCATGCGTGATGTCCACCCACTCGTGTAGATGGTTCCGTTTGTAAAGGTTCTGGGTGGAGGAACTGCAATTCTCGATGCCGAACTGCTGGACTAGTTGTGCGACCGTCCGCTTGCAGTCGTACTGCACCGAGGTCACGACGCCGTTCTCATCCTCGGCGATGCGGTAGCTGCCCATCGGAAAGGCGTGGCTGTGAATCAGGGTGTCGAAATCAGAGACCAGCAGGCCGCAGAACGTGCCGAACAGACCCACGTCGGAATAGCAGGCGTCGAGGGTGCGGTAGATGTTCGATCCCCGCATCACGGTATACATGCGCTTTTGCGCCACCTCGAGGTACTGCTTGACCGCCGGGCGGTCGGCCAGTTCGTCGTCATACAAGCCGAGACGGAACCAGGGCCGGGACGGCGAGGTCATACCGGACATCAGGCCAGCGCGCAGGGTGCGCAACGCCTTCTGGCCAGCGCTGTCGATGATCATCTTGTTGATCGACGAGCCGCGCCGATCCTCGCGCAGATGGAAGCGCCCGCGGGTCGGGATGATGTGGTCGCGCAGTTCCTTGAAATGCGGTTCCCAGTACCGGAACTCGGTGTCCATCGCCGCTCGGCGCCGCTTCAGATCGCGGATCGTGTCTGCCTGGTCGGCCATCAGGCCCCCAGCACGGTGCGCTTGGGCGCGACTGAGGTGGCATCCATGCCGCCACCCGCGCCAGACATGCCCGAAGACGACCCACTCGCCCTGGAGAGGATGGTGCCACGGCGACCAGTGTTGCGCGCGCCCGACTGCCCCTCTGCGTAGGCTGGCTCTCTGGACTGCTGGTACTGGACCGGATTAGACATCTTTGGCGAAAAACACATGTACCACCTCGTAGATTGCTCGCAGGCAATTTACGGGATGCGGGCCTGTTCCATTATGGTGGGTTGCGCTGTTACAACTCGTAACAGCGGAAAGGTCATCCCCCCTGAGCGCCGGTGATCTCAGCCAACCTGCCGATCGCCCACAAGGCAGCGTTCAGATCCTGCACTGTCTCACTGAGAGAGGCCGCGACGAGGACCAGGTCGAGCGGCATGCTGTACTCCTCGATCAAGCGCAGGCTGTCGAGCGCCCAATCAAGATCGGATGCTGGGTCAGGACCAGAAGGGGTCATACTCATCAACCTGCCGATCCTCTTCGCGCTGCATCATGGCGCGGGCAACCACGGGGTAAGCGTAGGTCAGGGCGAGGGCGTCTCCGACATCAGGAGAGCGGACGCCGCGCTTCTTCATGTCCGCTTTTCGCTCGAGCTTGATCTCGTTGCGGGCGTTGTAGTCGTACTCAGGGCCGCATAGCTCAAAGGCGAGCAACTCATCGTCGGGCAGCGCCAACCCAGATCCGACCGCCTGCCGCATGGTCGCCCACATCTCGGTGCGCTTGTCGGCGCAGATGGGTGCGCCCTCGACCTGCCGGTCAGACCCGGCGCCGAAGTTCACGCCGATCACGTTGTAGCCCAGTTGCCGCAGCCGATCGATCACGCCCGCCCCCATTGCCCCCTCGTCTATGAACGTCTGATCGATTGCGTAGCGCTCGATGGCATCGGCGACCTTGCCCGCGACCTGCATGGTGTCCAGACCCTGGTAGCGCTCGTAAGGCATGGACCGAGCGTCGAGGCCGCAGCGGGGGTAGATGACCGTGCTGTCATCACCAAACCGGGCCACGTCCACGCCCAGCACTCGCGGGCTGGACATGTCAGTGTGGGCCTCCCGTGTGCGAGCGTCAGCAACATCCTGAGACGGGATGAACTGCTCGTCGGTGTCGGCGTCGAAATCGCAGTAGTATTCCTGCAGGATCTTGTTCTCCGACATGCCCGACTCACGCTCGGCCTGGATATCTTCTTCGGTCAGGACGCCGGTGTCATTGATCGTCAGCCGCTCGGCGTACCAATCGTCGTTGCCGAGCGCCATGTTGAACAACTCGTAGCCGTGGTTGCGCCCACGCGGAGTATAGATGAACAGCGCCCAGCCGTCGTTCTCGCGCAGGATCGGGCGGATGTAGTCCCATGCCGCCGGATCGCTCAGGCTGTACTCCGAAAACACCACGCCGACCGGGTTGGACCCGACGAGGCTGTCGTATCGGTC